TACCAATTGAACCCCTGCTCCCGAGCAGGTCCTTTTGGTTTTCGATCGAATTTAAAGTTTTGAAGTCCTTTCTGACTTCTGCGCACTATTGATTAATCTTTATCCGGCTTATCGCCACGATGCTTACTTCAAAAGTCAACCAGGCTACCAAGGAATCTTGGGATAATGTTTATCTCAACAACCTTTACAAGCACGGTTATCGTCTTGGAATGGCTCTCACTCGTGAGACCTTCTCAGTTTTGACCGACTTGTATGATCCTATCCCCATCATCCCCGGTACCCAACCTCCTCCTTCAGGCATGCATGAACTTGCTGCCGCTCATCAGCGTATCGCTGAGATCAACCTCGCCCGCAAAGTTGTCAACCATCAAGCTTTCATTGAAATTGGTCCTAATGCAGCCGCATTCGCCAAGAAAGCCATTGGTAAGACCAGCGCCCACGGGTGCACCTTGCGTAGTGCTCGAGATCAATCCCGCCACGCTAAAGCCGCTGCTTCCAACAGCGTCTGTGGTTATAATCCCACTCAATCCCAACTTCTAGCCGTTCAGGCCGGAGGTGTTTCCAAACGTCAAATGCACTTGGATGTTCAGAATCTCGCTAGCGGGATCCCCACATCCACTTTCTGTTTGGCTGGCTGGCAAAACTGTGACGCGACTGCACCCATCGCGATTGCCAACCACTCCCTCTATGACATTTCTTTCAGCGATTTAGCTATCGGAATGCGCAACCACAACACCCATACCATTTTCGCTTACATGCACTTTCCAAGCGAAATTTTGGATGTTGATAACTGGAGTTCCTACGAGAAAGGCTACAGATTTCGTCGTGTTCGTTCCCCAAAATCTTTAAAGAAAGCAGCTAAGGATGAAGTCTTCTTCTCATGGCTCTCCGACACCGCTTTCGGTTACATTCACGACTATTCCACTTGGATCCCTTATCTGACCGTCGGTGGTTTTGATACCCCTTTCGGATTTTCAGTGCTCATCGAAAAGACCTCATGGAAAGGTTCCCAATTTGAGCTATGTATAAGTAGAGTGACCGCTAAAGGTCGTTTTAACTATATCATCCCTAATTCTCTGTCCGATCTTATTAAGGTCCCAAACATGCGTGTCCTTGCTTCAAAAGGATTCTGCAAGCGTCACTTCGACGCTAAGGATAACTCCAACTACATCATTACTGATGGTTCCAAAGTACGCAAATTGCTTGATTTTATCAACGCTCGCGCGGAAAAGGGTTTCAGTCTGGAAGTAGTCAAAGGGTACGCCCGTACTCTTGTTTCAGAAATTAGACTTGGTGGACACCTTGCCGAAACACGTTGGCATTGTTCCACTTCCGAGTTCTCTGACATCTGCGTTTCCGTTTACTTACTAGCCAAGTATCAACGCATGATGGATTCCCTCATTATCGATATGGCTTCTGCCCATCTCGACAAGCTCCACTCCTCTCCTTCTTTTTGGACCCAGTTCAGACTCACCCTTGAAGACTTCTTCGGGTGTAAATTCGCTCACAAGCATGCCGTTACTCAAGATATGGTAAATGCTGCCGAATGTTCTGATAACATTTTCCACAAGACCGCCCTGCAATTCTTCCGGGATCATGAATCCTATTCTGAAGTCCGTGAATGTGGGTGGGATATGGAAATATTTTTCGGCTTTAATCCCGACGATGCTGAACCTTGCATCGAACCAAAATTTGACGACATTGTCGCAGCTCGCGACCACACCATGACTCAGATTCCTTCCGATCCTATTGCCGCTGTAACTCCCGATTGGGCTTTGGCCTTCGGTCTTCCCGCAAACAAGATCCCTTCTATTGGTCCGGTCTACATGGCTGAAGACCAACATACCATACTCATTGAAGAGTGTGAAAAGAATGCCAACTCCCTCCCAGCCGAAGCCAAAGCACTTAAATGTGTCTTATCCGTTGCCGCTCTAGAATTGCGTAAACGCACTCCTTCTAAATTGCACGTCGAGAACATGATGGCATTAATTGGTGTTCCTGGTGGTGCTAAAACTGGTCTTGTGATCACAAAGATCATTCCTTCCTGTGTAGTTGACGGTCCCGTCCTCGTCCTTTGCCCAACCCGAGCCCTCTGTGACAAGTATTCCCCAGATTTAAATGGGGATTCTGAAGCCTCGACCGTTCATAGCGGTCTCCGAAAGCTTCCCGCAAAAAAATGGAGCCTTGTAGTCATCGAAGAAGCTTTCACGCTTCCGATAGCCTACATCAACTTCATTGCAGCGGAGCACAGAGTACTCCTCGTTGGAGATCCGAAGCAGATTCAACATGTTGACTTTTCCGGTCTATGGAAAGGTTGTACCATGTTAGAGGCTCTGTTACCCTCCCTACCCACTCATGAAATTAAGACCACCAAAAGATGCCCAGTTGATGTCACCCAATTGCCAATAATTAGAGCTGCCTACCCCGGCATTCAATCTGATAGCAAGAAGAACACTAGCATTAATTATGTTCACCCCAAGTTTAATAGTGAGCAGGCTACTATTGTCTGTTTCACCCAACTACAGAAGACACAACTTTCCAACTCCTTGAATAGAGTCGTATTCACCGCTCATGAATGTCAAGGAATGACCTTCCCCAGTGTGATCCTCCATTATAACGGCACTCATGCCGAAGAGGAGTTGATTAAGAAATCCCCCAATCATTTGATTGTCGCCCTTACCCGCCACACCAACAACCTCTATATCCGTGATATGACTCAAGGCACTCTTGTAACCTATATTAATGATTCAGCACCTCTTAATTTGATTGCCGACCAAAGTGCGATCGATCTAGCTGCGATAGATGCAGCCCCGAAAGCTAAACCGATCACTTTAGAGCAAGTCGTGCCCGCCGACATTCCCTACGCCTTCACCAAGTGTGAAGCTGCCTCCGCCGAATTAGTTATCAATAAGTACTATCCCGCTGAAGCCCCAAAAGAGAATATCGCCACCACTAGCACAATACTCCCCTTAGGTCAAGATGCCAAAGGCACAATTAGGTTAGCCGAGCTCGGAGACGAGGAACGCTTTGAGCAGAAGACCCATAAAACTTACCGGTTCCCAGTCCCAACCCGTGTTATGGTCACCAAAGGCCACAACAAACACCTCCTACTCCGTACCAATCTCGAACGTCTGACCCACGCCACCCGGAACATGGACGAACAAGTGTGCGCTGTCCTCTCCAAACGTTTGTTCAAGAATTTAGCTGAAGAATTCGATTGGACGCTTCCCACCAACTTCCACCATCAAACCTTCCTTGAGGCAGTAGAAAAGATGAACCTCCGCGGCCACGACATGTCTGACCTTAAAGCCAGCGTGGATTGGAATGAAGGTTACGTCAGCCTCGTCAAATCCTTCCTCAAAGCCCAACAGAAGCCATGTTTGGGCAAAGACCCCCATTCTATGGATAAAGCCGGACAAGGAATCAGCGCCTGGGACAAGACTTTGAACACACTCATGTCACCATGGACCAGGGCCCTAGAACAAGTCCTCGTCAATCAAAGCCACGGTAAAATCCGTGTTATGTCCCAGATGACAGACCTCCAAGTCATGGCCATCCTAGAGCAAGATGGTTTACCTTCCGATAAATTCCTAGACAATGACTGGACCCAGTTCGACTCTAATCAGAACAATCTTACCCGTTCCATTCTCCTAAGAGCCCTTAAAGAAATTGGTTGCCCCCCGATCCTACTCGAACACTTCGAGGAACAGCTTAAGACAAGGCGAATTTGCACTTCCCAAAGCTCTCTCCAAGTTAATGATAAGAAGGATTCCGGTGCTCCCCACACTCTCGTCGACAACTGCCTCTTCAACCTAGCCATCTGCATGGATCTTATGGCTGGTTACCGTCATCTCTACATCAAAGGTGACGATTCTTTGGCAAGAGGAGAAGACGTTTCATTCGACATGGATAAGATGAAGTATTATGTCAATACTTGCGGTTTCAAATTTAAACCTAATGCCGCGAAATCCGGTCAATTTGTTTCCTTCCTTGTCAACGCCCAAGGCGTTGCTCTCGATCTCCCTCGCGTCACCGCCAAAGTTCTATCCCGTTGCTACACCGATCGTGATGATTTCCTGAAGTATCAGGAAGCCGTGTCCGCCACCCTTAGCCCTATCAAATTCGAATCAGGCGTTAACATGTGCAAAGTTAACTCCCTCCATTACACCGATTCAACCCGTTGTGAATCCGAATTTGATGTTTTGATCAGCTTTCTTTTCCGCTTTGCTCGTAAAGAAATTCCCTTTTCCGAGCTCTATCAATCCGAAGCCATTTATTACAAGACTGACGCCCCAGCTGCTTCCACCCCTGCCCTCACACCGATTAAGGTGAAGAAGACTAACAAACAAAAGGTGGCTCGTTTCGCAGCTAAGGCGATAGGTAGTCTCGTAATGTAGGGTTATTAGTTATTTATTCCAATGTCACTCCCCACCTACCTAAGAAATGGCTCCAGTCCCTTCCAAACTTCGATCCCGAAAACGACTTGGACGCAACAAACGTCCAACGCGATCAAGTCAACTTCAAAGTGTCATGCAGGCCATGTCATCCCTATCCCTACTCCGTCCCTCTCAGAGACCTGCCCCCCCCAAACGGGGTCGCAGACCAAAGACCATCTCAGCGTCAACCGGTGTTAAACAACATCGCGAGATTGGCACTGAGTTCCTGTCTTTCGTTACAGTCCCTGCTGCCAGCACCTTTGGATCCCTCCTTTACCAATTAGAGGTCAACCCGATGGCTCTACCCCGTCTTTCTGTTTTTGCATCTCAGTACAAGCAGTGGAAGGGTGATGTGTCGTTCGTCGTCGAATCACTAGGCAATGCTTTTAGCACTTCCTCAGTCTCGATTGCCTATGTGCCAGATCCAGATCCAAATGACATCCCAACTGATCCAACTGCGCTTCTGCGTATGATCAACTCCGCTCCTTTCCAGAAGAATCTGCACCTTCAGTCGCAAGGTTCTGCTTCCGTCCTAGCCCCCTGGAAACTTTCCACAAACCCCTGGAAATTTGTCCAGGATACCGACCCATCAGACCGTGCCAACGGACTGTTCCTAGTCGCTTCCAATGGTTCCCCTGGAACTGCTGACATTCCTCTCAAAGTTTCTGTTCGTTACAATGTGACGTTTCAAGGCAACACCTACACTCCGTTAGAGAACGCCTTGGCTAATGTTTCCCAAGTAGTTTATGGGGTTAACAATAGCTTCTCTGACATGATCTTCACTGCCACCACCGGAGCCGCCAATTGGGTTCTCTCTGGTTCAGGCAATGTCATCCTTACTCTCACCTACCCATCCGGAACGGTTTCCAATAAATACGTTGGAAACTGGACCTCCCAGGTAGCTGGGCTTCCTTATACCGCTAACATGTTTGTGTTAGCTTTCGCTCCTTTAGCTACGACTGCCGCTAACATATCTAGATCAACTCTTGTTGGTCTTACCGTAAGCGCCACCCAGACTGTTTATACTTTCAATTCGTCTATTTCAGCCCCTCCCGGCACCGCCGCCGGAAACTTCGCCATCTACCCACGTAGTTCAGGCCAGTAAGTCCCTATCAACTTAATTAATTACCTTTTATATGCCCCGTATATTAAGGTCTAGCACAATGCATTTGATCTCGAAACGATAGTACCCGAGATCCTTCCACTAGGGAAGTAAAAG